AATTTCCGATTCCAGATCTCTGATCTGTCGTTGACATCCAGAGACCTTAGTATTGTTTTTAGAAATGCCATGCGTTAGGGAAGTAATCTCCTTGCTTAACTGTAAAAATTGACGCTCTCGCTCTTCTTCCCTATTAATTGCTTCTTCCAGTTCTTTATAACCAGATTGCAACTCTTTAGCTTTATTTTGAGCGTCAGTAATTCTATTTATTCTAAAGGTCTCTTCTATATCCTGCTCACAAGTAGGACAGACCGTATTCTCTGTGAAAAATTTATGTTCCTTAGTAATTCTTGATACCTTATTAGAAATCTTGCCTTTCAGATTTCCAAGTTTTTTCAGGGTATCTGGAGCACCTGTATAGGAGACCATTACCTTTTCAAGGCCATCAATCTCCTCAGTGATGTGAATATTATCGTGCATTAATTCATTCTCCTCATTGAGGAGTTTTTCAATATGAGTTTCCTTATCCTTAATATTTTGTTTTCCTCTGTTTTCAAGTTCCTCAATAAAGTTCTTCTGCATATCAACTTTATCGGTCAATGATTCTTTCTTCAGAGTCAATACCTTTACATCTTCTTTCTGTTGTCGGATTCTTTCCTTAAGAAGATTATTCATAGAGGTAAAGATTTTAATGTCAAGTAGATCTTCAATAACCTCTCTACGATTATTTGAGTTCAATTGCATAAAAGGAACAAACGTGCTACTACCCAGAATTACAATCTGAGTAAAAGACTTATAGTTCATTTTTATGACATTCTGTTCCAACCATTTTTGTTGATCCAAAGCAGCAGCAAACTGATCCATTACAGATCCGTTCCTCCAGATCTCAAACAGATTAGGTTTGATACCACGAACAATTTTCCAATCTGTATTGTTGATAGAGAACTCTACTTCAACCTTACAATCTTTTTCATTAGTAGAATTGATTAGTTGTGGTTTATTAATTTTACGAAAAGGTTTTCCAAACAAAGCAAAAGTGAGAGCATCTAGAACTGTAGATTTACCTGCACCGTTTGTTCCAATAATCAAATTTGTATTATTATCGGTAAAACTAATTTCAGTGTATTGATTTCCGGTAGAAAGAAAATTTTTCCAACGGATCTTTTCAAATAAAATCATGCTCTTCTTTTGGTGGGATCACAACATCATGTTTGGTGATGATAGTATACTTGTAATCATGAATCTCACAAGTTTTAATCATTAGTTCAGTCTCTACTTCGATGACGTGCATTTCTGGAGAACCGTCATCTTCTAACATCATAGCATATCTTATGGCATCATCCTCATCATCAAACAAATAGAGAATTTGTTCCCCATCATCATCAGTAACAGAGTATGCACCTTCTGTTTCTTTACCGTCAATGGTTAAAATATACATCAGATTAACTCGCAAGCTTCTTGATAAATTTCTTGCATAATCTTTTGTATCATTGATTTATCAAGACTTATTTCTGCCTCTTCAATGTATCTATTCAAAATAGACAAAGTATCTTCAGACTCAAGTGGATCAAAATCTTCTTGCTGATACCATCCACCGAACTCAAAATTTTCTGTTACCTTTAATTCTGCAACTCCTATTGCATAAAGTTTATCAATAAATTTTTCAAACTTCTTTGTGTCTGATTTTTTACGAACAACAACTTTTACAATTTTATTGGCATACTCTCTGGCATCAAACGTTTGATAGTCAGTATCTTCGTAGTAGATATTATAGAATATGCGGTGAGGATTATTTACCGGAAAAAATTCTTGAGTCTCTGTGTCAAAGATGGTGAATCCTCTTTTATCACCTACATCTGTCCAGTAGATTTCGTATGGGTTTCCGAGGTAATGGACTTTGCCATTAGTCGATCTAGTGTGATAGTGGCCGGAGAAGACATTACTGAACTTGTTAAATATTGAGCACTCCATACCATGCTCCATGACGATCTGTCGATTAACTCTAAATCCCTGGAGTTCAAGGTGCCCCATCGCGCACTTGCAATCTGTCTTTTCAATAAGTTTAAGAGTCTTTGCTTCATTTTCTTGATTAATCCAGGGTATAAAAAGAACTTTCAGATTGTCCAACTTAACTTCTGTTGGTTCTGAATAAATTGCAACCTTATCATACTCACGGAGCAACAAATCAACTGCATTTACATTATTAGTATTCTTGTAGTATGCAGTATGATTTCCAACAATAGTATGGACTGTGATGCCCATATCCTTTAAGCGATCATAGTAGTTATCTTTTGCCCAAGATAAGGCAGAAAAGTCAATACCCTTTCTGCTATCAAAGGTATCACCCATATCAACAACTACTGAAATACCATGCTCTTCCAAATACGGGAAGAAGATATCATCATAAAACTTCAGAAAATAGTCGTGAAATAACTTAGAGTTTTTACGAGCACCAAAGTGTTGATCGGTGATAATTGCAACTTTCATTAATAACGAAGTTTGGAATGCACAGCATCTTTGATTTGATTATAGTCGGAGTAGTTCGATCCGTCAAGGGTGTTGTTGTCGTCAAACACCTCGCTGTAACCAGATCGTTCAATAATCTTGTTCTTGATTTCTAACTGACGCTTCTCCCTTTGGATCCTGCGGAGAAACGCATAATGAATGATCTGCGTAAAGTAAGCAAAAGGATTTTGGGATTTCTCAGGATTAAAATTATGAATGTATTGAACGCAATTTTCGATTCCATCAGAGATCATATCCTCCTTAAACATATAGTTTACAAAGTTTGGTTTAAAAGACAAATGGTTTGCAATCTTTAAAAAACACTCTCCAATGTAACGGGGGATGGGTGGTTTAGGAAGACCTTTAATTAAAGCAATCTCTTTATCTTCACGATATTTGATAAGTGCTGCCAAAAACTCTTTATTATTAACGTAATGTTCTGACCTTTTTCTCTTTGCCATGGGTCTTATCATAAGTTTATATCATAATATCTATCAATTATATCATTTCTATGAACACTTGACAAGTATCAAAAACCAAGTAGAATAACTCTGTGGGGTTGATAAGGAAGGCTTAGCTACTTACTCTTGTATAACTTTTCTAAGATTTCTTTTATATCATTAACGTTACCGATTCTACCCATTCTACGATTAAGTTTAGATTCATTAGGTGTATTGGAGTTAGCAGACCTTACGTAATCTTGATACATCATAATCATTTCAATGTCACTTGACTCAGACATTGTAAGGACATCATTCATATTGATTATGAACATGTCTTCTGTAGTGGTCTTCAACCAGGGTTCTACCTTGTATCCAGCAATCCCATGCTTTGATCTAATCTCATCAACAATGATTGGATTAGATACTAGGAGCATTGTTCTATCATCTTCTTCAGACGCAGCAACTTTAGCAAAGAGTTCTTCGCCTGATTTTAATTTTAGTGTACAGTAGAAATCGTCTTCTATCATGTTTTTAATTGAATAGTGATTATCTCATAGTTGAAGTTTTCTTCATTATAAGTTTTGATCCTTTCTATGAAATGATTTAATGTGTAATTTCGTCTGGACTTAGTTGAACAATCATCTGATATATCATACAGAGTTGCTTTTACTTTGTCTTTTCCTTTTCTAAGAACTCGTCCAATACTCTGAAGATTGCGGATTCTGGACTTACTTGGAGAGGCAAAGATAACATTATGGAGTTTTTTAATATTGATACCTGTACTAAAAGTTCCATAAGAGGCGACGATAATAGCGTTGTTTTCTCGTTCGGTAATTTCTCTTACTTGTTCTCTTTCTTCTGCATCTACACCACCATGTACAAAAAATACCTTACGGTCATCTCGCTTGTTATTATTTATCTCATTGTAGAGAACCTGTCCGTGTGCCTCAACTCTTGCAAAAAGAATAAGAGTATTCCCTTTAAGATCAAGTGCTAGATTTTTAATGAAACGATTTCTTTGTTCATGTGAAATAAGATATTCTATTTCATCATTGTAAGTCTCAAACGTTTGTGGTTTATGTTTGAGAACAAGACACTGAATATCTAACTGTGATAGATGTCCCTGTCTCATCAATTCATCAGTTCTTGTCACTTTGTATGATGGACCAAAGAGACCTTCTAAGACCCACTTATGAGTCTGCGTGCCATCAAGCGTGCCAGTAAATCCAAATCTATACTTTGCATGATGAAGTTTAGTCATAATATTGATCAATGATTTAGACTTGAATAAATGCGCCTCATCACCTATAATACAACCATAGTCTTCAAAGAAAGATCTCTCTAGTTTATAAACAGATTGCCAGGTTGTAATTGTTACTGGAGCATCATTACTCTTCTCTCTGCCTGAATAGATTTTGTGACAGTATGACTCAGCATCCCAACCATAATCAAGAAAATCCTTATACATCTGTTCTACAAGAGATGTCGTTGGAACAACTAAAAGTATTTTTTCTCCTCGGTCTACATAGTATCTTACGAGAGAATAAATCATCAAAGATTTGCCGGAAGCAGTGGGCGATATCAATAACTTTCTATTATGCTTTAGAGCACCATATACTCCCTCAACTTGGTATTTACGAGGGGTGTGAGAACAAATAGAGTGCATGTAATCCTTGACACCCTCCATTGAGATCTGTCCGTTTTCCTCATACGGAGTGCCGTAATATTTGTTTTCTTCAAACTTATAAGTGTATCCATAGTTATCACAGAAGGATACGATTTTATCTAAAAGACCAACATATATTTGCTTGGAACGCATATCAAAGAGATGAATCTCTCCGTTCCAGTTTCTACCACGATACTGTGGCATAAATTTTGCATTGGGAACCTCAAACTTAAAGTGATCTCTAAGTTCATATTCTATATGAGGTTCAGTATTGATTTTTAAAAATACTTCGTTGGATTTAGATATAACAACATGAGCAGTCGTATCAATCACATAGATCCATTCATCTACAAATATTTATTACATATTTTCAAACCTATGTTCTAACATAATTCTGTAAAAGTGATCTCTCATAGCTAACAAATTTTCTTGCTCTATCGGATCACCTCCGCTCCATTTGTTGCATGCCTGAGAGAGTCCAGTATGAATCACACGAACTGCTTCTATCGGCAGTTCTAAATGATAATAGTGCTCTTCCTCATCCATCAACCTAATCCTGCGTTGAATCGCATAAACTCTATTGCGTTTTTGATTTGATATGTTCTATTAGTTATTTGCTTTAATATACTTTCGATATAAACAAGCATGGTATCGTAATAGTCTATCTTCAAACACACTGTAGACAATTTTTCGTCAGCGTCAAGGTACTTCTGCATTGTATCCTTGTCGCGAATCTTTTTTGGAAAAGGATTCTGCACATATACATCAGGGTCTGCTTTACCGCTGAAGTATTCATAACGTTCGTGTCTAATATTTTTTCTTTGTTGTTCTGCCTTCTTTCTCATAAGAAAGATGGTATTGTACATATCAAAATACTTCGCATGGAGAGTGGGAATATTTGTGGACTCCGTATGAAGGTTGTCCATGTCGATTTTAGAATCTTTTTCCCACATCCCTTGAAGTGCATCAAGGTCAATCATAAGGGATTATTTCGCATATCAAGGATATTGTACATAGTATACTTGAAACTTACCTCTGCTGTAAAGTATTCAATATCTGTATCAGTTGCATCGAAAGTAATAGTTGATAAGGAATATGGAAATACATCTTTAAAGAATACTTGAAATTTTGGAACTAAGTTGTTACTAAGAATCTGAAGGGTGCCGTCTGAAAATACATTTAATCCTTCATTAGTATATCTTCCACCAATATCACCTGGTCCAAGTTTTTGAAGATTTACTATGTCTTGATCAGACTCTGGATATCCTAATCCACGCAACCACTTCTGAATCTCCATAAAGTTGCCAAGATCTTCATCAACTAAAAATCTAATCGTCAAATCGCCAAACTGAACTTTATCTCCAGGAATGTCAAGATCTCTCAGATAAGTCGGTTGAGTTGCAGTTCCCATATCCATTGATGGGATGTTTGCTTGATTGCAGAAGAATGCAACCTGAGGACTTCTCTTTAGAATAAATTTAAATCCTGTTGGAGATAAGAAATTTCTATTTTCAATTTGTCTTGATGAAGTATCAGGCATTATTATTCACTAACAACAGATGCATCGGTCCATCCACCATTTGTTCCATCAGAGTTAGACATTTCACTAGTAGGATCACTAGAGTAAACTTTTCTCTCGGAATAGTCATCTGTCCATCTTCTATTTCCACTATAGTACACTTCTATACTAGCATTAATTAAACTGGGTTTCTTAATGTGATAAGGCATTTTTACTAGTTCTCTACATTCTTATTTAGCATTAAAAAAGGGGGTATAACCCCCATGTGCCGATTATCTTTTTTTGTTTTTAAAGTAATCACTCTCACACTTAAAGTAGATTCGTGTTTGGATAAATTTAGGATCTATGTATTTGGTTGGATTTGGCATGTGTTTGAATTTGTATTTAATCGGATTTGTATGTATTAAAATGTGATCGTATTTGTGAGGCGTCATAAAAACCAATAAGGCATCCCTATTTATAAAGTTGCATAAA